ACCCACCCTTGATGATTTATTCATCGAGGAAAACCCACCTGTCGATAGGGTGATCGCAGTACAAACCGAGCCCCACTTCTTATTCGACAGCTACTTCCATCTGAAATGCGCCAGGCCTATGCCTATCTACGGCGTTCCGGGCCTGATCGATCATTTCTAAACGCCCCAAGCTTCTCCCAGGAGGAAACAAATGAGCTTTTTCAGCTCTATAATATCGGCCGCTCCCATAATCGGATCAGTCCTCGGGGCGGGCGCCTCGTTCTTCGGGGCAAAGGAACAAAACAAAGCCAATCAAGCTATCGCCGCGTCTCAAATGGCGTTCCAGGAACGCATGAGCGGCACGGCTTATCAACGCGCTGTCAAAGACATGCGCCTCGCGGGCATAAATCCAATGCTCGCATACTCAAAAGGCGGCGCAACAACGCCCGGCGGTGCCGGGCTACCTATGGTCAACACAATGGACGGGGTAGGCAAAGCCGTATCCTCCGCCCTTCAACTCCGCCGCCTAAACGCTGAGACAACAAAGATCGAAGCGGACACGGGTTTAACCCGTAAACTCGAGCAAACCGAAATCTTCAAACAGGAGGAAATGAACGCTCGGCGTCAAAACATCTATCACCAAACTCAAATCACAAAAGCAAACCTCTCGTCCGCACTGGCCGCTATGCGGGCCGGAATGACGGACGAACAACTCCAATCCACATGGTTCGGCAAAATCTCTCGAGTAATCAAAATGCTGTCGCCGTTTACTACGACGGCAAAACAACTTCGTTCTCAATAAGGAACATACAATGAAACAATCTGAAACATTGAAGCACAAGGTACGCCGGGGCTACGATCCCGGCATCCCCTCCCGGCTTACTTGCACGGGAGAAAGTCGCACACTACAATCGCATAAAGACGAGTGCGACATAAATAACATCATGCGCCAGTGGACAAAAACTGGCGTCATAACCCACGGGCAAAAAAAAGAGCCCGTCTTCGCGGACGTCTTCGACGTTCCCGACTATCAAAACCATCTGAACCAGATCCTGGCCGCCGATGAGGCGTTCCAGGCGCTACCTGCCGCGGTTCGCAAGGTCTTCGACAACGACCCGGCAAAATTCGTGGAGGGCATCGACAAGCCCGAACACAAAGAAATCCTCACAAAACTCGGCATCCTCAGGGAAGCCGAAAGCACGGAGGACACCGACGATGCAACAAAGCCAGCAGCACCGCCATCTCAACCCCTTGGCCAGCCACTACCCGAAACGTCCCCTGACGTACCTGAGGGCGGTCGCTAACATCGCCGTCACCCTCGCGGTACTACTGATAGGGCTCATCATCGGGATGGCCATGCACGCTGCCACAAACGGCTTTACAAACCTGGGGTTATAGGCTCCCACTAGATGTCTATAACCCCAGTGACACCAATCTGGTGTCGCAACCCTCAAAAAAGGAGGACAGAATGTACCGACGCAGAAAAATCAGCAGGAAAAAATCCCGACGCATGTTCACGCGAACTGCGCGGAAAACGAACCGCCGCAACGGTACCCCTCGCATAAGGCGAGGCGGAATCCGGTTCTAAAACCAACGCATGTCCTGCTACTCACCACTCAAAGGCTACCGCTCAAAAACTCGCTCCCCAAATGGGGGCAGGGCGGTAGTCTTCTCTCTATCCGACGCCTACGTCGACCGACCAATCGAGGTGCCCTGCGGCCAATGCATCGGCTGCCGCATCAGTAAATCCAAACAATGGGCAACCCGAATAATGCACGAAGCAAGTCAACACGACCATAACACTTTCATAACATTAACTTATGACGAAAATAACCTCTCGCAGAAACAGGAGGTTGTTCTTCGTCACTTCCAGTTGTTTATGAAACGTCTGAGGAAAAAATATCAACACAAAATACGCTTCTTCCATGTCGGCGAATATGGCTCGAAAACTCAACGTCCCCACTACCATGCAATCCTCTTTGGTCACGATTTCTCGGACAAAATACACTTCAAAACAATATGGGGAAATAAACTCTATACATCAATACAATTACAATCACTCTGGCCCTTTGGCTACAGTTCCATAGGAAACGTCACCTTCCAGTCAGCCGCATACGTATCACGTTATATAATCAAGAAAGTATCCGGCCCTTCAGCGGAAGCACATTACTCATACACAAATCCAAAGACCGGCGAGATACATCAACGCCACCCCGAATATATCACCATGTCATTACGGCCCGGCATCGGGCATGACTGGTTCAAAAAATACACATCTGACGTCTATCCCCACGACCTGGTGGTCATTGACGGCAGAAGGGCACCGCCCCCAAAATACTATGACAAACTCTATCAAAAAACAAATCCCCGAGAATACCAAAGAATACTCAACAAACGTACACGAAAGGCTTTCGCCTTTCAAAACGACAATACTCCCGAACGCTTAGAAGTGAGGGAAGAAATACAAATCCGTCGAGCAGAACTACTAGAACGCAACTTGGACAAGGATGCTAACTAGATGATCCATCAAATATACACTGTGTTCGACAGCAAGGTCGCTGGTTATCTGCGACCGTTCTTCGCGCAAACTAAGGGCGCAGCCGTGCGCGACTTCTCCGACGCTGTAAACGATCCAGCCCACAGCTTTAATCGACACGCGGAGGACTACACCCTGTTCGAACTGGGAACATTCGACGATTTTAACTGTCAATTCATCATACATCCGACACCCCTTTCCATCGGGAAGGCACAAGAATTCATAAACCCTACAATCCCACCACCCCCAAACGAAAGGTAAAACGCTATGCGTTCAACAGAAAAGCACGACTTTTCAAAAGCACCCCAGGCGAATATACCCAGGGCCTCCTTCAACCGCTCTTGTGGATTAAAAACCACATTCGACAGCGGGTTCCTCATTCCAATCTTCGTGGACGAGGCCCTCCCTGGGGACACTTTCAATCTCAAAATGACAGCCTTCTCCAGGCTGGCAACCCCTCTCCATCCCTTCATGGATAACCTATTCATGGATAGCTTCTTCTTCGCGGTCCCGCTGCGTCTCCTGTGGGACAATTGGGAAAAATTTAACGGTCAACAGACCGATCCCGTGGACAGCACGGACTTCCTCATTCCCACCATGACGTCACCTGCAGTAACGGGCTATGGCGCGGGCACGCTGGAAGACTATTTCGGTATTCCAACCGAAGTCCCTGATCTGGAACACTCGGCCCTGTGGCACAGGGCATATAACCTGATCTACAACGAGTGGTTCAGGGACCAAAATCTTCAAAACTCCTCACCAATCAATATCGGCGATGGGCCTGACCCAATCGCCGATTACAAAATCCTCCGTCGCGGCAAACGCCACGACTACTTCACATCGGCCTTACCATGGCCGCAAAAAGGGGATGCGGTAACGCTCCCCTCGCAGGGCAACGCACCTATCATCGGGCTCGGCAAGGATACGCAGACCTATCAGAGCCCAAACGCAACGGTCTATGAAACCGGAGCAAGTGCGTCAACGACTTACGTGAGTGCTATGGCGTTCAATAACGCTGACATCAACGAACGCTTCAAGGTCGAGGAAGACCCTGCAAATCCAGGCTTTCCGGGCATATACGCCGATATGTCTGCGACTACGGCGGTAACAATCAACGCTCTCCGGGAAGCCTTCCAAATCCAAAAACTCTATGAACGGGACGCGCGCGGGGGAACCCGCTACACAGAGATCATACGATCTCACTTCGGCGTCACCAGCCCAGACAGCCGCCTGCAGCGGCCTGAATACCTTGGCGGTGGCTCCAGCCCCGTAAACATCAACCCTGTCGCCCAGACGTCTGAAACGGACGTAGGGACGCCACAGGGAAACCTGACGGGCTTCGGCACGGTCAGTCTCAATAATCACGGCTTCAACAAATCCTTCACGGAACACTGTGTCATCCTCGGCTTCGTCTCGGTACGGGCCGACCTGACCTATCAACAGGGCCTTAATCGAATGTTCTCCCGGTCAACCCGGTGGGACTTCTACTGGCCCGCTCTCTCGCACATTGGCGAGCAAGCCGTCCTCAATAAAGAAATCTTCGCGCAAGGCATTGCCGCAGACGATACCGTCTTCGGCTATCAGGAACGCTTCGCGGAATACCGCTACAAGCCCTCACAAATTACAGGGCAATTCCGTTCCAACTTCGCACAAACCCTTGACGCCTGGCATCTTGCCCAGGATTTCGCAGCACTACCCACCCTTGATGATTTATTCATCGAGGAAAACCCACCTGTCGATAGGGTGATCGCAGTACAAACCGAGCCCCACTTCTTATTCGACAGCTACTTCCATCTGAAATGCGCCAGGCCTATGCCTATCTACGGCGTTCCGGGCCT